ATAGTTAAATTGATCTGGGAATGGAGCGATATTTGGATAAAAGTCTTTAACCACACATAAACATGATGGAACTAATACATTATAGTATCTTCTGCCTCCACCTTGATCTTGTGCAATAGATAGTATTACATTTCCAGTCATCATATCTGGATTTCCACTAAATCTTTGTGGTTGGGTGTCGTTAACACCGATTACTCTTAAATGTAATTTACTATTAACCAAATCATCTAAATCTTTTCTTACATTATCATGAAGATTTTTATATTCTGCATGAGTTTTGTAGTTTTTCATTAATTCAATATAGTCTCCAACTAAAAAACCACCTCTAGTTGCTCTGGTGATATTGGATTCGACTAATCTTATAAACTTTTTTTCCATAAGATTATTTAGTGTGACTATTAAATATTTTTATGGGAAAAATCTTAATAAGCGATCTTCCACAATCTACTTTGGGATCTAAGAATTACTTATATTCTGATTTACATTTAGAATTGCAAAGCAAATATGATATTAATAGTATTTTGCATCAAAATTCTGATATTAATGATTTTAAGTTAGATTATGATATTAATGCAGTTCAAAATGCATTAAGGAATTTGTTTACAACAATGCCTGGTGAGAAAGTTTTAAATCCAGAATTTGGTTTAGATTTAAGACAATATTTGTTCGAGCCTGCCACAATTGAAGTAGCCGAATTAATTAGAAAAGAAATATATACTCAAATTGGAACATTTGAACCTAGAGTTCGATTAAACAATGTTAAAATAACTGTGTTTGAAGATGTTAATGAGTTTGATATTTCACTAAACTATAGTATACCTTCATTAAATATAAATAATGCATCAATGTTTGGTACGTTAAACAATAATGGATACAATTATATAAAATAAAATGAGTACTTCTAATTTTACAGAATTTAAATTACCACAAAATGCATATGCGGCATTTGATGCTTTAAGTTTAAAGCAATTAATAAAAAATAGATTAAAAACTATTGGAGTTTTTCCAGATATTGACTTCGAAGGAAGCAATATTAATGGACTGGTAGATATAGTTGCTTATACCTACCATGTTTTATTATTTTATCTAAACCAAACTGCATCAGATTCATTATTTTCACAGGCTGAATTGTTCGAAAATATGAATAAAATTGTAAATTTAATTGGATATAAACCAACAGGTAATAATACTGCATCATTGAAATTTGATATGTATGCAACACCTCTTATTCCGATTGGTACATATACTATTGAACGATTTTCTTACATGATTATTAACAATATACCTTATTCTTTTAGTAAGGATATATCTTTTCAAAAGACGACAACTTCAGGATTAGATGAACAAATTTCATCTGTAGGTGCAAATAACATGTTATATCAAGGAATTTTTAAAGAATATCCTTTATATACAGCAATTGGAGAAAATTTTGAATCATTTACTTTAAATATAGATTATCCATTTGATCTAGCACCATCAAAAATGGTCGATAATAATAACATATTTGTGTTTGTTAAAGATTCAAAAACAGATAAATGGACAGAATGGAAAGAAATAAACAGCTTATATTTATCAGATAATATTTCTAATTATTTTGAAAAAAGAGTAAATGAATATGGGCATCATGAAATAAAATTTGGTGATGATATTAATGGCAAAAGGTTAAATTCTGGAGATATTGTAGCAATCTATTACTTAGAGAGTGATGGAAATTCAGGAATAGTAGGAATTGATGCTAGTAAGTCTGGTAAAATTTTACCTTTTATTTCTGATTTGTATTTGGAAATACAAAAAAATATTAAAGATCCTAATGTTAATTATTTGTCAAAAGATTATACATTAGCATTAAAATTTGAAAACGAATATCCATCTATACCACCTACGGCATTAGAAACTGTATCAGATATTAGAAAAAATGCACCATTATTGTTTTCTGCTCAAAATCGAGCAGTTACAGTTTATGATTATGAAACCTATGTTTATAAAAACTTCTCTAATATAATACAAAGTGTTAAAGCGGTTTCTAATAAACAATATACATCAGAATATCTAGCATATTATTATGATTTGGGGCTTCAAAGACCAAATTTGGACGACAAACTACTTTTTAATCAAGTTTCATTTAATGATGCATGTGATTTTAATAATGTATATTTGTTTTGTGTTCCTCGTTTGGGTGCTATTAAAGACGAAACCACTCCTATTGATTTGTTTTTTTCTCAAAAGCAGGCAGTAGTAGAGAAATTAGCCGAAGTTAAAATGTTGAATCATAATGTTGTTGTAAATGATCCAGTTTATTTGGCTTTTGATATAGGACTACCAATATTAGGAGAATCAGTAACATCAACTATTAAAGATGAAACAATAGTAAGAGTTACTAGGAATACAACACAAATGATATCCAAAGATCAAATTAAAAATTCTATTTATTCTTTAATTAAAGACTTCTTTTTACAAAGTAATAATAGTTTGGAACAAACTTTGGATTTGAATGAATTAAGTTTTAATATTTTAAGAATAGAAGGTATTAAATCATTGGAAACTGTTAGAATTTCAAATGGAGTTGAATACAAAACCTCAAAAATAAATTTTATATATTGGAACCCATTGTATAGTAATACTAATGTGAATAGTACTTCACAAAACATTAAGTTAAAATTCTTCGAATTTCCATTTTTTTATAAAATAACCAATTTAATTAACAAAATAGAAGTAATATAATGGAAGATTATCACAGATATATCTATTTTCAGACATTAGATCATACTGGTACACCAACTACCAGTGGATATACGCTTCCTATCACACCATTTACGTTTATACCAATTTTTGATGATGGAACTAGTGTAGATTATTCTAAAAAAAGAATATTGTGGGATTTTGGTGATGGAACTACATCAGAATCAATTACGGCAGTACATAGTTACAAATTTCCCGGTTGGTATAATGTTAAATGTTATGTATTAGGTAAATTAGGAGAAGGATATGTTGATTCGTTTTCTCAAAATTTAAATTTACATAATTTTATAGTTGATGGATTATCTTTATCTGGATTTATTGGGAAAACTGAGTCAGGAACTAAGCAAAATCCATTCAGAGTGTTCCGTTTTAATAGTTGGCAAACATATAATGCTCTTTCTGCTGAAGGATATACAATAAAATTAAATGTGGATGGAAATGTTGCGCCATTACTAAATGTTGAAACATATAATAAAGATGCTTGGGGACATTTAAAACCATCTTCTAGGTTTGAATCAATAGAATTTAACATAATTTCACAACAATACGAAAAACAACCAGTTAATACTGTTAAAACATATAGTGACGAAATATATGCACGTATTTTTAACAATAAATTATCAATATGTGATAAAACTGATATGGGTGCGTGTTTTGCTGGGACATCTGGTAGTAAAGAATTTTATTTTATTGATGATATACCTAAAGATTTGGAAGATGTTACAAAAGAACAACCAATAACTGTGTATGCATCACTTGATATTACAAAATTTAAAGATTATGACTCTAATCGCTTAGAATATCCTGAAAATTACATATCGGTTTTAAATAATATTTTTGATACAACAGCATTTTCGGTAATGATTGAACAATTAAATTCTGATCATGTAACTATAACATCAAATGGTATTGATGATGATAATAATGGGAATTTAATAACCAGTTTTAATATATATCCTCAAAAGTTTGTTAATCAAAAAATACCTTTTGTTGTTAAGATTAAAGATGTTGCCGAATTGACCTCAAAATATAATCCAGTATTACAATTAAAAGATGATCCAAACATAACAAAAGGTGAAATATATTTGGAACTTAGAGATAAAAATGATAATACTATTAATGATGTTGAATTTAAATCGAATATGGGGGTTCTTTCTTCTGAAAAATATGGAGGATATTTTAAAGGGTATTTAATTGCTAAAACTCCAATGGAAAATGTTCATATTTTTGCACAGACGGTTCCTGTTGCTACTGCAAGATATTTGATAGATACTGCATGTGCGATAATAAGCGAACCTCAATCTGATAAAATACATAGTATTATTGTTAAACAAGATGTAAAAGACAAAACCAGAAAAATAATGTCGGATAATTTAATAAATACGTATGGTTTAACTGGTATTTATTCGTCATGTGTTGTTTCTAAAAGGTTATCAAATGGTAAAACAACATATGAAGCATTTTTAGTTGATGCAGATAGAGAAAAAATCATGAAATATGATCCAATTAATTTGGAACTATTGTATGATGCATATGTATTGCCTGAAAACTCGTCTCCTTCTGATATTTGTAGTGATAGTAAAGGAAATATTTGGGTTACTCTCTATGATTCTATAAGTACAGTTAGAATTAACAATGCATCTAATCTTGTTGATAGAATAATTTGTCCATCAGTGCAAAATACAGTAACAGATTATGAAAATAGTGTTACTCCCGCATCATTAGATACCGATTTGGATGATAATTTGTGGATATCTTATGCAAATGAACATTTATCATTTATAGAAAAATATGATATTAGTTCAAATTTTTTATTCAAAACTGAATTAACTCCAAATTATGAATCAACTGAAATAATAACCGATCTTAGTGCTAATGCATGGGGAATAGCAAAAGAATTGGATTCGCCATCAATAGTTTTATCAGCTAATAATGATAAAATATATAAAATTGATAAAGATGGAACTAGTGTAAGATATTATGATGTTAGTGGAAGTTTATGGAATATAACACTAGATGTTTCTGGTAATATATGGGCTACAAAAAATATAAATGAACTTGTATATGTTAATACAAAAACCGATACGTTTAGTACATTTTCATTAAACACAGGACCAGTAGATCCTGCTAATTATATTAGTAATTTGGAAGGTATTGCATGTACGACAGATAATAATATATTAGTAGTTGATAATATTAATAGAAAATTACATTATTTCAATGCAAATGTTGAGAAGTATGGATTCAATCCTTCTTCAATATCTTTATATACAATAAATGACCTACCATCAAACCGAATACAGGATAAAATTAATGCTTATGGTGATTGGAATGGATTTAAATATATAAACAAATATCAAAATACGTTTGGAAATCCCAAACCTGTATATGGAAATAGTAATGATTTTACATTATATCCTTCTACAGAAGGTGAATATGAAATAAGAAAAGTCAATGAAAATTTTGATATGAAAGAACAGATCAAATCATATCGTTTTCAAGACTATTTATTGGATAATTCTATGATGTTTAATGACTTCATAGGAACTGCTGTAGGAACATTATCATCAAAATCAAATGAAATTGGTAAAGTTGTATATGAAAAGATATCAAACTTTACAAATAACATACATAATATAGATGCATGTGGTATTCAGGCATTAAAATCAATGTATGAAATGCTTGATGAGTCGTTTTACACATTTAGTAATACTTCATATAATCTTCCAGCAGAATTAAATAGGTTGGTTGATATATTTTCAATAAATTTTTCTAAATTGAAGGGAAGTTACGACAAATTTGATTTAAATTTTAATAATAAAGGATATAATAATGATTATTTAAGACAAAATAATCAATCAGTAAATTATGGTATAAACAAAGGAGAAGAATTGAATTTTTCTACTTCTGTTTTGACTGCTGGAAAAAATATAGTTGCTTACGAAAAATTTAGTGAAACATACAGAGTTTTAAATACAAACATATTAAGTACTGTATCAGCACATATCGATTATATAGATAATAATGCTAAAACGTACCAATTAAGCACGTACCACCCAAATTGGGGCTGGGGATTGCTATTACCAGAAGAATATTCAAATGATCAAATGCCTTTATACTATACTTTTTATAATTATGTTACAGGATATACCGATATCCAAAATGAAGGGGTTATAAATTGGAGTGATCCATATAATACTATACCAAAAAATATCACAAGTATTGAAGTTTGGGATTCTATAAAACAAAAGATGATTTGTTACACATTAGCAAAAGGATTGGGTATCATTAAATAATAATGTGTCGGAATCTTTCGTATTTGCAAAAACATTACCATTATATTCCATAGTAAATCCTTCTGTTCTTGAGAGAGATTATTTGGATTATGAAGCTCCGTTTTCATTTTTTGACTTTTTAAAGTATACAAAGGCTGATTTATCTCCATTACAGTTTAATGATTTATATTTAGCATATTTAAAAGAATGGAATGTTGTTAAAGTTCGAAATCAGGGACAAGCCGAACAATCAATACAAGAAAGATATGTTGAATTAATTAAACAAATTACATTAAAGCATACTTCTTTTGAAGAACGTAGATTTTTATCGAATATTAATTACACTGATGAAACAGAATTAGATATTATTGTTCCGTTTTATTCAATAAAAATAAATGAAATATGTAAATTTTATTCTGATAAAAGAGAAAAGTTAAAATATAAAGTACAAAAGAATAAAATAAAAGGAACTAACGTAAGTATAGAAAAAACAATCAATGAAACTGTAATTGATACTATATTTTCGGGCACATTTGATGTTGTAGGGAAAAAAACTTTACAAAAACCGATAATTCAACAAGAATTACTGGATCAGTTGAAAATAGAAATAGAACCATTATACGATACATATACAAATTATTATGATAATGATCCTACTGAATCATATAAAACATATGACGTTAATACTGAGTTAAGAAAAAAGTTATATTCGGCAAATCTAAATGCAATTGATGCCAATATTTTCGTAAATTTTGATGAAGCAGTTAAAAATAAATTATTTGAAAACATAAGAATGTTTTTAACTGAATTTGGAAAAATATTTACAATTAATTATGGATTAGATCAAGTAGATTTAAATTGTAAACCAGATCAAAAATTATATAATTTAGTATCTGCGGAAAAACCAAAATCTACTAAATTAGTTGCATTAAATTCAGATTTGATTAAAAAATATATTGGTTCTGATATATATTATATTCAAACAGGTACGACAATTACTGATGTAACATCTGGTATTTTAGTAAAAGCCGATAGCCCATCTCAAAATCTTTTAAATAGACACTATCCAACAACAGCTACAATACAAGAAGATTCTGTATTGGCATCAGAAAGAGATATTGGGTCATTTTTCACTCCAGATAAAAATAGTATACTGTACTTTTCGGTTCCTGAAAAAATATATAAAATAAATACTTCAAAATTAACCCCAGATAGTGTATATGTATTTCCAGATCCTTCATTATACGGAAATACAATGGGTGTGTCTAGAATTTTTGATAAAAAATATCCATTAATACATACTTGTGAATATACAAAATCAGTAAAAAATAAAAGTCATAATTATTCATCGGGTGATATTGCATCTTCTCCATTTCAACAAGACTTTTATTCTTATTTCTCCAGACATCAAATAGGAAATAGTTACGAATTGGGTTTAAATGGATTAAAATCTAATTTTTCATCTTTATATGATAAAGGAATAGTGTATAGATGGAATTCAGATATTTATGGAAATCAATATGGGTTATTTAAAAACAAACCAAAACAAAAATTAATTGATAATAGTTTTTCTGAAGAAATTTATCAAAAAGAATGTGAAGAATATGATGGAGGACCAATACAATTTTTTCAAAATGGTCTTTTACCTGAAGTGATTATAGCAAGCAATCCAAAATGGGTAAGTCCAAATGTTTGGGCTTCTAATTATTATTATAATGTTTTAATAGAAGGTGGTGTTGGGGGATCAAAATATGGAATGATGGAAAGAGGACTTTATTGGCAAGGATATAGTGTAGATGGATTGATGATTAATAAAGAATTAAGATTAAATGAAATTTTTGATATTAATTTTAATGTATTAAGCCCAACTGTATTATTTGTTTATGATGGAAATGGACATAATGATATACCACCAATTACAATTAATTCCGAATTTAATAATACTAGTTCAAGTCTATACGATTCATATACTTATGTGGTTGATGATTTGTTTTATTCTAGAAATCCAAAAAATAATATAAAAGCAAGACCGTCTAAAACATTAGATGGAAATCCTATTGATAATATTAGCGAATTTTCTCCAAATTTTAACAATGATTATACTTTATCTTCAATAAAACATAAAGATTTTGATTCTGGAAATATATCTGATTATTGTGATATAGAATTTAATTTCGAAGATCAGACAAAACATATAATACAAGAAACTTTATCAGGTACAAAAACAATAATAGATACTATAGATGAAGTATTACCATTAACTGCACCAGAAAAACGAAATCAATTCGGATCGATTTATATTAATAATGTTGTTACTAATAAAGTTACACCATTAACAGCAGCTATGTATGTTCAATTTAAAAAATATACCCAGACTCCTATTTTAAGTGGTTTAAGTAATCAATTAGACAAACAAGTATTAGATTTTAATGTATATAATGATTTTTTATGGATAAGAACTAAAGAATATATAGTATTTGAAAAAATAGGATATAGTGAAAATCAATACATATATTCTGGTACTGATTTAAGTTATATTCAATATAAATCAGAAAGAAACATTACAGGGATAACAAATCCTTTTATATTTGAGAATAAAGATTATAGTATAATAGTAATGCTTTCAGCAACTAATATAAATTCAAATAAGTTTTCGATTGTCCCAATTTTTTATAAAATAAATTTAACTACAGCAAAATATGAAAAATTGGATACATCTACAGTTCTTTCGGCAACATATGCTAATGATTCCGAGAAAAATAATATTAAATTATTTAAAATCAATCAACCAATATTAACATATAATAGTAGAAATGACAAATATTGTGTAATGACTACTATTGAGGATTCAAATGAATTCTTTTATATATACAGTATAAAGTTTAATTATGGAGGAAGAAATATAACTAATGTTAAAATTAATTTATATACTCCGAATTCTGATAAGACCATCAATACTTTGAATTTTAATGATATAACAAATTTGGAAGATTCTAAAATAATTCAAAATGATATAACCGAGAATACCGAAATCAATATTGATAATGGTGTTCTAATATTAGGATAAAATGAATACAATATATTACACATTAACATCGAATGATATTGGTATAAACAAAATAGTATTTGAAGATATTAGAGTTTCTAAAGGAGAAACTGAAATTGTAATTAATTTTTCTCAATTATCAAATATAAATCAAAATATAATTAAAATTGAAATTGATTATGGTGACTCATCACCGATTTATGAAAGAAATTATAATTTTAATCAAGATTTTAATATATTACAGGAATCAGTTCGACATATTTATTATCCTAATCAACAATTTGACAATGTTATATATTATCCTACAATAATTATTACATATTCTAATTTTACTCAATTAATAATTCAACTTACACTTAAAGTAGCTAAATCGTCTGTATTTTCTGATTATAAATCAGTTTCTGTATCATCAATACAATTTGTGGATGATGAAGATGATAGTATATTTGCAGTATTAGAATCGTTTAATGGTGACATTTTGAACTTAAAAATTAAATAATTTAGTGGAGATTATTAATCTAGCTTCTAAATCTATACCTTTATCAACCTCGTATGTGGGAGATACTGATGTAAAATTTATTGGAATTGCTGATTATACCGAAGAAGGTTATAATTTTTATAAAGAAAATTATTTAAGAAAAACATCTGATCAAAAAATTAATAATTATTCTTCTTTATATTTAACAGCAAAACATAAAACTGATAATATATTAAAAATAGATCAATTGCCTGATGTATCCAATATCTATGATTTCAATACATCAATTATAGATAATAGTACAGGACAATATTTAACAATTTCTAGTAATTACACACAAAACACAGAAGAATTGTTTTATTATTTTACAGAGTCAAATACAAGATTTGTAGAACCTTATGAAAGAATTTTCCGAATTACATTATTAAATTCTCTTTGTGCAAATATAACACATAGAGGGAAAAATAGAAAAGATTATCATTTATTACACAACAATGGAATATTCTATTTTTCTTCGACATTTATAAATGAATATGGTATTTATAATTATATTTTAGATAAAATTAACAAAAAAATGTGTTTGTTTCATAATTCTCAGTTAATTATTTTCGACAATAATACTAAAAAATTAAAAGTTGTAGATAATAATTCAAATTTGTTTAAAACTAATCATTTTAATGTAAATTATTATATACAAAAATTATCACCAAAACTTAATACATCATGGGTAAGTTATAATGATGCTCATACCAACTCGTATGAAATAAATGCTGAAAAAAGTAGAAATAATTTACAGAATAATTTCATGGTATATACTAATTACAGTCATATAACAGGAAATACGTTACACAGCAATATATTAACTTTAAAAAATCAAAAAACTCATAAAAATTATAGTTATAATTCTAATTATATAGAAAAATTTAATGAGAATGTACCGTCAGTAGAAAATAGAAATTATACTGGTATTTTTACTGGTAATGATCAAGAAAAAGGTGATTATGGAATAACATTAAATTACGAATTTTATAATTTAGATTATAGATTTAATGCTGATGAATATACTCAATTTACGACACCAGAAAGTCTTTATCCATACAAACAAATAAACATTAATGATTTAAATTGGAATTATAAAGGATCAATAGCTGGAGAAACCCCATATTTATCAGATAAAATTTTTCAAAAACGAATAAAAACTTCGGATACAACTGGAGAATATCTTTGTTCATGGCTTTATAGAAACAGAGATGGGTCATCTACATGGTTAGATAGATATTATTATCCAGAAAAAACATCATATACTAAAGCATTAGCAACAAATTTTAATTATACATATATTGATCCCATAAGTGATTTGTTTAAAGTAAAATTATTATCATCTGAATATTATGATGTACCAGATATATACAACAGTTTAGAAGAAGAAGCAGCACATACACCACAAACAGATGAATATGCTTTATATGGTCGTTCGTTTTTTGATAAACGAAGTGATTTAGTAATTTTACCAAATAGTGAATACATATATCATCGTCTGGGTAAAAAATATATAAGTGATGTGATTACTGCATTGGAAAAATACATAATAAAAAATGGATTGAATCTTTTAAATTCAAACGATGGAACAATTTATATAGACAATACTGATTTAGAATCTATTGAATATGTTTTAGATGGAAATTCATATTCTAGAATAGATGAATATAATGAGGCAAATATAGGACATCAATTTACAATATCTTATTGGATGCAATCCGATAATTGGCAAGAAGGATTTGGGCACCAAATTTTAGGAAATTTAAATGATAAAGGATTTGGTATTTTATATGATAGATTGATAACACCATTTATAACTATACAATCTAATACAAACGTATATGTATATAATACAAATTTTGAATTATTGGATGTAGCAACAGCAGATAACGATGTTACGGAAACTACAAAAATAAAAGATATATATAGAACTGACCATTTGGATTCGTTTTATACCATTAATATAGAATAATATGACACCTTTAATTAAAAAATACAATTCGGATGTTGCTATCTATCATTCTTTGGGGGATATTAATAATTCTTATGTATCTTTAATACAAGAAGAAAATTTTATATATTTTTTAAAAAATACTTCAGGTGAAGTTGTAAGATATAACACAATCACAGAAGAAATAATTATTTTAGAAACATCATATACATTAAAAGAATCAGATTATTTAATATCACCATTGGACTATGGAGATCTGAATTTAATACCATTAGGATTGGAAGATAATTTAAAATTTGGTCAAATACCAACTAAAACAATAATTGATAGTTACATTCCTGCTAAAACTGTATATTTATCTAGTATCACACATGTAGTTAATTCTATTTTAAAATACAAAGGTGATATATATGGGTTTGAAGGATATGACGCTAAAAAATTTATTGATGATACTGTGTTATATGTCAAAGACAATACACAATTAATACAAGAATCCTTCGACAGAAAAATACATATTATTCATTTATCTAGTTCTACTCAAATTAGAGATTTTGTTATTGATGATATGTATAATTATTATGTAATACATAATAAAAACAAAATAACAAAATTTAATAAAGATAGAATTTTAAATTATTCGTTTAATATTTCTGCATCAACTGATAGTTTATTCAATACTTTATCGGTAATGCCTGATAATACAATAGAATTATTAAAAATTGATTTTGTAAAAGAATATACTAATAATGGATTACAAGAATATCCAATAGTTTTAGGAAAAATAACAAACACAGCAAATACATTATCAGCTAATCAATTATTTTTAGGAAAAATAGATGAAAGTACAAAAACTATAACTCGTTTAAATTTTTTAAGTTTAACAGGGAATTATTATCCATATGGAGACGTAAATAGAGTAAATTATAATTTAACTAATTATGAATTTTTAAAAAATAAGTATCCAAGTAAAAAAGAAATAATATTTAAACTTATTTTACAAAACGTATATAATAATCAAGACAAAATTAAAGTGGAAATACCAATAAGTACTGAAAAATTTCAATCGGAATATCATCATTTTGCATTTAAATTGGATGGATTAGAAGGAGCTGTTTCGTTATTTTTAGATGGGAAAAAATATAAAACGGTTTATATACAAAAAGGACAATATGTTTTTCAAGATATTTTTAGCGAAAGTATAAATGTGGGAAATACATATTTTAAAAATAATATATCATTGGGTAAACACTTAAATCAACCAAATTATTATTATGTTAATAATGCCAAAATTAAACAATTTAAAATATATAAAAAATCTTTAACTGATAATGAGATATTGTGTCATGCGTATCATGGGCTAAATATGGATGATTTAATAGTTTCTTTGCCATGTGATCAAAGAAATGAAATTGATGGTATAGAAAGACAATTTAAATTGGATACAACAGGAAATAAGAGTAACAAAGTTAATATTATAATAACAAATTCTAAATTAACCAACAATACTTTACAAAATGAAATGAAAGATATTATTATTGAAAAACTAAAAAAAGTTCTTCCAATAACAACATCAATAAACAACATAGAATTTAAATAATATGCAAACCAAATTTAATTATTCTACTGGTGGGGAGTTTTTGAATCCTGATTTGAGTCCTTTTGTTGGTTATTTTAATATTAATGATAACCAAGAAGTATTTACTGGGAAATATTTTAACAATAATTCTTATAAATTGTTAACATTGATAAGTGAATATTCTGCTGATTATTATAAATCTCAATATTTTAAAGATAGATATGTATTTGATGAATTAACTCTTCCATATTCATTGGATGAAATATTAATTCAACCTAATGAAATAGTTGCATATACCAGTTTAAACAAAAAATTAAGATTTCTGCATGAAAATTTAATTTACATGTATAGTAAACTATTTATGGGAAGCACCGATGTTCCTTTTGATCAAAATGTCAATACTTTATGTAATCCAATTCATAGTGAAGAATTTGGTTGGCAAGTTCGTACACCAAATAAGACATTTGCATATAATACATTATCAAGTGTTTCGTCTTTATCTAGTTTTAAAGAATATGATAACATAAAACGATTTGTTGTTATTCCATTTGTTGATAATACAGGCGTAAGTATATTAGGAATATCTAATACTCACTTAATGTGTATTTCTAGTAAAATTTCCGAAGATGGTCAATTATCTAATGGAGGTTTTACATTATATACTGATATAATTGATAATTATTCAAACCAAAAATGTCAAAATTTGGAAGATATATCATATGATGGAGAATTTTTGTATATAAGCGATTCTCAAATCAATGGTGGGGGTCAGGTGTTTAAATATGACATTAAAGCTTATACTACAAATGATGATGTATATAATAATAAAGATTATTTGTTCGAGTCCAACAGATATTTGGTAGAAACCATAGGAGGTATAGGTGATATACAAAGAATTAATAAATTTGATGGATGTAGTGTGTTAGGATCTAGACCAAATGAACTTTGGGTTTATGATTCTGGAAATAATTCAATAAAATTGTATGATAAAAACTTTGTTTGGAAAAAAACCATAAAAATACCATCAATAAGAAAATATAAAATATTAGATATACGCCATCGACTGATGAATAACCATGTATATGCGTTATTTGAAGATAGTTATGATAGTAATAATATGCAATATGGATTATTTGAATATGATGAATCAAATAATTTTGTAAATACTTATGTATTTGAAGATATATTATATGATGCTACGGACAAAGGATTTAGAAGAGTTGCTATATCTGAACAGGATTCTAATGTATTCTATGTAATAACACAAAATACCATATATAAAAAATTCTTTTCAAAACCAGAAAAAACATTTGCAGTTTTTGAAAGAAACAAATTTGCTCCAGATGATACTTTTGTTTATAATTTAATAAATCAAAATTGGGAAGATGTAGAAGAAACATGGGGACATAAAGAATTTTATGATTTAATTACAACAAATGATATTTATATATCATCTTCTAATAAAAATAAAGACGATTTTTATTTTTCAGGAAATTCTTATATATCTCATTTAAATGAAAGAACTGAATATTTGTCATTATTACAACACGATAATCTTCCCTATTATAATTACGAAAGAATAAAATTTGAAAATACCGAATATAATCAATCTTGGGTTTTAAATAAAGAATTTTATAAATTATTTTCAAATATCATACAATTTAAAAATAATTTAAAAGGTAGATTTTATGCTGAATTTAATAATTATGGTGATTTAACTTATAAAGATTATATATACATTACAGACGAAGAAATTAATACATTGGATATAGAATTGGAATACAATTCGTTTATTAATGATAATGAATTAATTCAGCCAAATGTTATAAATCGTTTATTTAGAAAAATATATGAATTCCAAACAAATTTATTAAATTTGACAAAAGTTAAGTTTAAAAATCTTAAAACATGGGTTGATCTAGAAAACGGATCAAACATCTATCCAATTGATTAGATATAAATAAATACATTTATGGCAGAAGAAACATCAAATAGTCTTGAATCACAAAAAGTAGCATCTTCATTCAGAGGTATACTTCATTTTCCTCATAGTATAGATGCATCATTAGCTAAACAAAGAGTGTATGATGGTAAAGGCATGGCAACGTCCTTACAGCTTGGTGGTGGTAATACAGGGGCTGATATAGACGGGTCCGTTTTAATTACAGGTAATGCTACAATATTAAATGTTTTGTCATTATCTTCAAATGCTGAAATAAAAGGTAATATTAATTTGGTTGATGGTGGTCATATTAATGATATTACAATATTATCTAGTGGAAATGCGGTAAGTTCAAGAATACTTAATACTGTCGAAGTTGGTAAATTAAGAATAAGAGAATCTTCGAATACTATTGATGATTATGAGATTATTTTTGGAAATCCTACTGAAGTAATATCAGATTTATTTTCAATAAAAGTAGAAACAGATTCTACTAAAAATTTATATATTAAACATCGTCCTTCTGAATCTAATTTAACATCTCCGTTTTGGATAAATCGAACAACAGGAGAAGTAAACATTAAAAATTTAAAAGTATCAAATTTAATGACTTCTCCAACTGCGGAGAATGGTGTTCCACCGGGAAATCAACCCGAAGATTCAAAACGAAACATTATACCAGTTGGATCAATAGTTATGTATCCATCGTTAACTGTTCCTGTGGGTTGGTTTGAATGTGATGGTAGAGAATTAGACAATACTGATTATCCTGAATTATTTAATATTCTTGAATATAAATATTCTTCTGTAATTTCTGGTACTAAATTTAAAGTTCCTGACTTAAGAGGCTTGTTTGTTCGTGGATTAGATCATGATACTACTGCTAGTGGTGGAAGTACATCAACAGGAAGAGATCCTTTGTCAAACAGGGATTTAAATAGTATACAAACCGATGAATTTAGTAGTTTGAATAGTTCTACAGGAGGATCGGCTACTCGACCCAAAAATATGGCATTGGTTTATTGTATTAAATGGTAATTTTATGAAAATTCCAAAAATTGTTAAATTAAGAAGGTTAAAAATTAGAAGAGGAAATGAAAATCAACGTAAAGATGTTTTATTTGAAGAAGGTGAACCAGTTTTTACTAAAGATAATAAACGAGTTTATGTTGGTGATAATAAAACAATGGGAGGTATATCATCGACAATCAGAAATTATATAAAACCAACAAAAGAAACGCCATTAGATTCTAAAAAATTTGATATAGTATATGCGGAAGATATTCGAGAAACATATATAATTGAAAAAAATGGAAATTTAAAATCAATATTTCCTTCTATGACTTATTGTTGTGATAATGCTCGAAAAGATATAGACATTATTTCTGCATTATTAACAAGAATGGAAAATGAATGTTGTAATAAATAATGGTGTTTAATAAAATACAATAAAAATTTAACAGAACCATAAGAGTAAAAATTAGCTAAATAATATTCAAATGATCGATAGAAAAATAGGAAAAATAAAGGTCAGAAGAGGAACGGAAATAGAAAGGAAACCCATCATATTTGAAGAGGGTGAACTGATTTATTCTATCGACAAAAAAAGACTTTTTATAGGGGATAGTGGATCATATGGTGGTATTTTAGTTTCAAATCGAAATTACATTGTAGATACATTAGGAGTAGTACCAACAATACCATCTACTGGACTTTATGGAGATATAATACACGAAACAGGTACGAATAAAACCTATATTATAGGATATGAACAAGATTCAGTAACTTTAAAATTAATATTATTAGCAGATGGCAATTGTTGTGTAAATCTACAAAATGAAATTGATGATTTGTATAATAGATTAAGACCATTAACGGCTTGTTTGGGTGTTGTAGAACCACCAAAACCACCAACACCAACAACAATAAAACTGGTATGGGATATACAACCTGTTTCGGTTAATGCTGCTATCGGAGAAACTGTAACTTTATATGCTAAAGCGTCTGGTCCAAGTAATATAGTATATCAATGGTATAAAGCTACTTCACCTATTGCAGGTGCAGTAGCAGAAAAATACATAATACCTTCAGCAACTATTAATGATCAAGACAATTATTATTGTATTGCAACAGCAAGTGTAGGATCTATTACTAGTAATAATGCATCTATTATTGTTGATGGTAATTCTATTTTAACTGAACTTACAGAATATATTTTAACAGAAAATGGAGATTATATTGATTGGGAAGTTTCTACGATAACACCACCCACAATAAAAACACAACCAATAACTAAATCCGTATTAGCAGGAACCGATGTAACTTTTGAAGTTATAGCTACTGGATCTCTTCCTTTAAGTTATCAATGGAGAATAAATGGTTCTGATATTTTTGGAGAAACAAATAGTACTTATAAAGTAAAAGCTTCAATCGATATAACAGGAATAACATGTAATGTTAGTAATGTTGCTGGTAATGCGATTAGTAATTCTGTTAATTTGACTGTGGGATCATTACCAACTATTATCAAGCAACCAATAGCAACTACAGTATCAAAAGGAGCGAAGATTCTATTGGATGTTGATGCAACTGGATCTTCTCCATTAACTTATCAATGGATGCATAATGATAGTTCAATTGCAGGTGCAACTACTGATACATATACAATAACTACTGCAAGTGTTACCGATTCTGGACAATATAAATGTATAGTAAGTAATCCATATGGATCAGCTACTAGTAGTGAGGTTTCGGTAGTAGTTAATAATTCTTTTGATGGTGGGGATATTATAATATCAGCAGATACTGTCAATTTTTCATTAAAAAAAGCATTAATTAATAAAGGATGGGATCAGATTTTACCAGTTATTGTAACTGTTACCGTCAATACAGGTATTAAAGTTGGATCTAGTTCAACTGCAACTGCGGCATTTAATGTTGAAGCTTTACCTTCTGGAAGTATAGTAAAATTAATAAATAATGGATATATTGTTGGTGCTGGTGGATCTGGCGGCAACGGAAATAGCGGGTATTACGGCAATGGATTTGCTGGATCGTCTGGAGGCAGCGCTATGTATGCTCAATATAATTTGAACGTAACCAACAATGGAACAATAGCAGGCGGGGGTGGAGGAGGTGGCGGAGGTGGCGGAGG